CCTCAAATGCACCCTTAGAATCGCTATCACAAAGATGAATTGTTGTTGGCCGCATTCCACTGTGGTCGCGGTATTGCAGCCAAGCCACCACATCCCCCACCACAGGAACGGGCTGCGCCTCAAGCTGCCGAATCCGCTCTTTAGCCGCCTCAAGCTCCTTCAACAATCCAGCCTCTCTCAGCATTGCGCTCATTTCACACCCCCAACACGAATATAACCAGACTTCAGTAAATCCGACACCGGCACACTACCCCGCGCTACAACCGCGTGCCAGTGCCCACCTTTGCGGTACACAATCGCAATTTCTCGCCCCGTATCGCGCTCAAGCATCAGTCGGATCCTTTCGATTGACTCGGCCATTTCTTCGTCAATTTCGGCGTCCTCGTCCTTCACGCGCAGCAACCAGGCAGCGAACAGCGTGATTCCGGCAAGCACGATGACAACGCCAGCGATTGTGCAGAGTAGGGTTAGGCCGTTCATGTCGTTTCCCCTTTTGCTTTGGCGATGGCGGCGCGGGCTTTATTACAAGGCGCATCACTCGGGTAATCATTTGGATTCTGCGTGCACATAAACGAATGCAGCATCTGCTCCAAAGCCTCCAGCAACTCAGGCGCGGCGGCGAATACGTGCGGGCCATGATTGCCAAAGTACCCAGAGAAGCACACGTATGCGTCGCCAAAATCATCAGTCTCATACTCTTGCGGCTGTATGATAAATTGACGCTCTGAAATCGAGTCGTCTTCGCTGTGTACTGCCTTCCTAACAATCAACGGCTTATTCATACCATCGGCCCCCAGTAAGCCAGCACAACGGAACCGACGATGCAGCCGATTGCGATGCCGAGGACGACGAGGCGCTCGATCCTTGTCTGCTCGGCGTATGAGAGTTCTATGTCGCGGTTGTTCATTTCTTCGCTTCCTCATTGATAGCCTGATCCAGTGCGCGGGTTGCGCGGTTATCGCACAGCGCGGAATACAGTGCGTGGCCAAGGTTCGCAGCCATATCGTGATGCGTCTGCCTGCCTTCTGTCGCTTGCATACGGCGGAACAGTTCGGCCAGATGCTCGCGGGACGGCATTGTGTGGCGCTCTGTCAGATGCTCAAACAGTTCATAGGCATCATCGGCTGTCGGCTCCATGGCCAGCAGCTCATTGACTCGCGCATCAATAGCCAGATCATAGGCATCGTGCACTTCGATATTGGCCAGATACTTGTTCAGGTATATCTGGTTTACGTCTTGGTCTCTCATCTCACAATCTCCGAACTGTAGCGGCCAGACTCGCCGGCCAAGTTATGTTATTTAAGTATCTGTGAAATTGCCCAGTATTCAGGATTAAGTATTGCGGTAACAGCAGACTGCAATGCACAGAAAGAAACTATCATTGTGAATAATCCGAAGAAAATAACACAAGCCCACATAAGCACAATAGCAGCCTCATCTGTAATGATTGCTGAAGGGTATCTTTCAGTATCTGTTGCCGGAGGCCGCAATGTCAGGCGATTGATTGTCTTTATGAAAAACACAAAAAGCAATACCATAATTAGTGCAGTAATTACATCAATGGCGGCAGATATTGGGGCCTGCATAACAAGCACGCCGTACAGGTGCTCTGCTGTAGTGCCTAGTTTATCGGCCAGCTTCTGTATCAGTACCATGTATTCGTCTTTCATCTTATCTCTCCCGCCGACACCATGCCGGCTCCATGTGGTGAACTATGCGCCCGGACGGTTATCCGTTGCAAGCCCTCGCTTGCGTATCCCGACGAACGGCAAGTATTGACTTGCGAACGATTGCCAGCTATAACTTGCCAGACATTACCGGAGAACCTGATATGGCACTCAACAAAACAGACAAACGACGCGAGCAAATCTGCGTCATCATCGACGACCTCGGCGGCCCGCACTTTCTGGCGACCACGTTTCACGTTAGCAGGCAGGCCATCGAGGACTGGTATCGGCGCGACGTTCCGTCAATCCCTCGCAAGCACTGGCCGGCGCTCATCAAGATGGGCGTTTCTCTCGCTGATCTGGCTGGGCTGCCGGAATGACCGCCGCCCAGATGCTGCGCCGTCTGGTGGCGCTTAACCAGGCAATCCAAATCGCGGAGAAGGAGAGCAAAGATGACGCAAGATAGACTCGACTACTACATCGACCTGATTAACGAAGCGCAGGACGACTATGACACCTGCTTTATTGATGGATACCAGTACCGCGAGCGTATAGCGGCCATTCTGGTTAACGTGGCGTCTGAGGCTGCCACACCGCCACCGCCTGAAGGGGAATGAGATGAAGCTACTGACTGGTTATGTTGATAATATCAGAGTATTGCGCGAGCAAACGCTTGATGAATTATGGCAAGAGGCAAGCAGCCTTGGCGCTGTCCGAGTATACCAATACAAGCAAGGCCGCGAGGTAAAAGCGACAATTCTATGGGAGCGCAAGAGCGGATCAGAGATCAGCGCCGTCGGTGCCGGTCAAGAAGTTGGCATTGCGCTTTCTAACGCAATCATTGAGGCAAGAGAGCTGGGGGCTGGCCTGTCAGCCTAACAACAACCCGGCGCTAGGCCGGGTTTTTTATGCGCTGAATTAAAACGGGATGATGTGATTGTGCGACGGGCAGTCATTAACCTGGCAGACGTATTCCTCCGGTATCGGGCCATGCACACGGCATTGGCCTTCCCATAGCTCATCACAGTTGATGCATCTCGGCTTATCGACTTCCTCCCGCAGTTCTTTTATCTGCAACAGCTTGGCCTGATATTCTGTCCGTGTCATGAGAAAAGCCTCTCTTTGATGTTGAAGTATTTGCCTTCGCGCTTGTACAGAATGCGCGAAGGCGGAGCGCAAGTGTTGAGCATTGCAGCAGCTTCATCCAGATCAAGCGGCAACGTCGGGGCCATGCTCTTAGCCATCAGGTCGGCCACTATCTTACGGTGCCGACGGCCCATGTCGCCATCCATCAGCACCTGTAAGTATTCGTCAACGTGCGTTGTCAGCCCGCCATAGTAGCGGACAAGCAGCATCTCGTTACCGCTGGCTCGGCTTATGTGCTTACGCCATTGCCAGCCTGATACGGTCATCTCCGTTGGCTTGATGCCCATTATGTCATCATCGCGAAGGTACGCGAGCTTTTCCTTTTCCTCCTTCTCCCACTGGTAGCCACAGGTCGGACACTTCATCGTGCCGGCACTGACAATCTCGGCGCATTGTGGGCATGTCTTTGTAGGAGCCTCACCCGTTCCTTTCTTCACTTGCGATGGTGGCGCTACGGCCGTGATTGGGCCATGCATCGCCACATTACCGGCGAAGTCCAGAACCAGGCACTTGCTGGTGTGCTTCTTCAGGCGCATACCGCGTCCGGCCATCTGCACATAAAGGCCCGGCGACATTGTAGGGCGCGCCATTACCAGGCAGTCAATATCAGGCGCGTCAAAGCCGGTTGTCAGGACGTCGCAATTAGTCAGGGCGCGAAGTGTGCCGGCCCTGAATTGCTCGATCAGGTTCTTTCGCTTACCTGGTGGCGTGGTCCCGGTTATGACGTCGGCCGATACGCCTCGGCGGTTTAGCTCATCCGCCATATGCTCGGCATGGCTTACGCCAGTACAGAAGAAAAGCAGGGACCGGCAGTCACTGGCGCGCTGTAGTGTCTCCGTGACAATGCGAGCGGTTGTGTCGTCATTGTCTACCGCCTGCTCTAGCTGGCCGGCAATAAACTCACCGCCTCGCTTGCCGACGGAGGATACATCTATCTCTGTACTGGTGTGCTTGGATGAGAGCGGCGCAAGGTAGCCAGCCGCTACCAATTCCTCAATAGTGACCGGCTCGATCAGGTCATTGAATAGCACGTCGTCGCCTTCGTGTATCATGCCGTGACCTAGCCGATATGGCGTGGCTGTCAGTCCGACCACACGGATATGCGGATTGATGGCTTGCAGGTCTTTGATAAAGGCCCGGTACTGTCCCTGCTGTGCGTGGCTGACCATGTGACACTCATCAATAAAGATCAGGTCAACATGGCCAAGAAGTCGGGCTTTCTTGTGGATGGACTGAATCCCGGCGAAGGTAATGCTTTCATACAGCACCTTTTGTCCAAGGCTGGCGGAGTAGATCCCCATCGGCGCATTCGGCCAGACTGACCGCATCTTCTCGGCGTTCTGCTCAATCAATTCCTTGACGTGCGTCAACATCAGGACGCGAGTCTCTGGCCATTGCTGCAAGGCGTTATGGATCAGGCTTGCAATGATGAGGCTCTTGCCGGCTCCCGTCGGCAGGACAAGGCATGGATTGCCGGCGTCATGCTCCCGGAACCAGTCATACAGTTTGTCAATGGCGCGCTGCTGATAATCGCGGAGCTTCATCCGTCAACCCTCGCATCAAAGGCGGCGCGCAAGTCCAGAAAGTCGCTGTCAGCATTCGCACAGCCTAGCGGATTGGCGACAATCTCCCGACTGGTAAAGGCCGGCGGCTCGCCGTTTATCACTTCCTTACCGTCAATGACGTAGATCAAGTGCGTACCCTGTTCGGTCGGCTTGTACTGCCATGACACAAGGTCGGGATGGATAACGTGCGACTCACAGCCGGCGCGCTGTGCGTCCATATCGGGAATGACTGACTGCCAGCGGGCGCAGGTAGCGGAGCCGTCGCGCTCTGCTGTGAAGTGTGCGCAGGTGCGGCAGTTAATATCAGGCAGGCGCTTGTGGCCGTGGCACAGGTCAGCGGCTGCACAGAATTTGCACTGATACCATGTCGGGTCGGCACTGATAGGCTCCGGCATTCTGTCGCTGGTAATGATGCGCTGTGCGCGGTCGGCTAACCTGGCGGCTTCGTCTTTATCAAACCGGACGCGTTCTGTATAAATGCGGTCATCGTCTTTGCATACGGCGAAGTACAGGGCGCGGTCAACTGACATTCTGGCCATATAGGTCTGCATCTGGGCGTAGTGCATGGGCTTTGATGCCTTCACGCCTTTGGCCACGACGTCATTAAAG